TGAAATAGTGACAAGAAAACTATCACACAATTGGGAGAAATTGAGGAAGGATATTGTTGAGCACGGTCTTCGACATAGCACACTCTCGGCTCAAATGCCATCAGAATCTTCAAGTGTTGTATCAAACGAAACAAATGGTATAGAACCTCCAAGAGATTTTTTATCTATTAAAAAATCTAAAAAAGGTCCACTAAAACAAATTGTACCTGCATATAATACTATGAAAAATTTCTATACATTATTATGGAATATGAAATCAAACGAAGGATATATAAATATCGTGGCAGTAATGCAAAAATATTTTGATCAGGCTATCAGTGGTAACTGGTCATATAATCCTGAAAATTACGATTCAGGTCAAGTACCTTTGTCAGTAATGATAGGTGACTTATTAACAACATATAAGTATGGTTGGAAAACATCTTACTATCAAAACACTTATGATGGTAAAAAAGATGAAGATGATGATGTAAAACCTAAAGAAGTAATTTCAGATGTTGATATTAATGAAGTTGCAACATCACAAGAAGATTGCGAAAGTTGTACAATATGAGTAGATCAGTATTTAATAAAGCAAAAGGTTTAGACTTTACCAAAGCATATATGTTTTTTGGTGAAGATTTAGCTGTTCAAAGATACGATACATTTAAATATCCTATATTTGATAAACTTACACAACAACAATTAGGATTCTTTTGGAGACCCGAAGAAGTATCATTACAAAAAGATCGTAATGATTATCAAGAATTAAGACCAGAACAAAAGAATATCTTTACATCTAATTTAAAATATCAAACAATGTTAGACAGTGTACAAGGTCGTGGGCCATGTTTAGCATTTTTACCATTTTGTTCTTTACCTGAATTAGAAGGCTGTATTGTAACATGGGATTTTATGGAAACAATACATAGTCGTTCATATACTTACATTGTAAAAAACTTATACGCAAACCCGGGTGAGATATTTGACACTATTATTGAAGATAAAAAAATTGAAGAACGTGCGGAATCCGTAACCAAATGTTATGATGATTTAATTGAAATGGGTTACAAATATCAATTAACACCAGATAAAGTTGATATGTATGAATTAAAGAAAAGATTATGGAAAGCTTTAATAATAGTAAACATATTAGAAGGATTAAGATTTTATGTATCGTTTGCTTGTAGTTTTGCTTTTGGTGAATTAAAACTATTAGAAGGTTCTGCTAAAATAATATCTTTAATAGCAAGAGATGAAAGTCAACATTTAGCAGTATCACAAAGAATTATTAATAACTATAAAGAAGTTGAAAACGATAAAGTAATGTTAAAAGTTATTAAAGATACTGATGCTGAAGTATATAAAATGTATGATGATGCTGTTAATTCAGAAAAACAATGGGCAACTTATCTATTTAAACAAGGTTCAATGATAGGTTTATCTGAAAAACTATTACATCAATTTGTAGAATATATGGCAAATCGTAGAATGAAAGCCATTGGTTTAGAACCTAAGTATGATACTAAGATAAATCCATTACCATGGGTTGACCATTGGTTAAACAGTAAAGGTCAACAAAACGCACCACAAGAAACAGAAATTGAAAGTTATGTTATTGGTGGTATTAAACAAGACGTAACAAAAGATCAATTTAAAAAGTTTAAACTATAATGATTACAAAGAAAACAAAACACTGTCCTAGTTGCCAAACTAAATATGTTATAGCATGGGATTTCGAAAAGAATGATATGCAACCCATATCATGTCCTTTTTGTGGCCATGAAATAGACGAGGAAACTAGTGAACATGATAACGATAGTTGGGATTGATTTTAGTTTAAACTCACCTGCCATTTGTGTAAGTAAAGGTAGTTTTAAGTTTGAAGATTGTAAGTTCTATTACTTAACAAGTAAAAAAAAACATATTGGTTATATGATGAAGAATATACTAGGTACAGAACATACAGAATATACAAATCCTATTGAACGATTTTCTAATTTATCTACATGGGCATTAAACATTATAAACAAATTAGATAAACCTCATATTTTTATAGAAGGCTATTCTTTTGGTAGTAAAGGTCAAGCAGTATTTCAAATAGCAGAAAACGGTGGTATATTAAAATATAGATTAAAAGAATATAATTATAAGATATTAGTACCAAGTGTTATAAAGAAATTTGCCACAGGTAAAGGTAACGCAGATAAACAAAAAATGTATGAACAGTTTACAACAGATACTGGAACTAATATGATGAAAACATTTGATATACCTACATTGAATAATCCAATAACAGATATTATAGACGCATATTATATTGCCAAAGCAGGTCATAGTACAATATGATAAATTTTTGTTGTGTATATTATGGCAATAAGTATCACGTTGATTATGTTCAAACTTTGTATAACATGGTACAAAGAAATTTAACTATTCCTCATCAGTTTTATTGTTTTACAGATCATGTAAATATGTTTGATAAAGTTTATGGTAATATTATCTATAAAGACTTTCCTTTAAAAGGATATGAAGGTTGGTGGAATAAACTTCAATTATTTCATAGAGATGTAGGTTTAGAAGGTGTAAATCTTTATATGGACTTAGATATGGTTTTATTAAAAAACATAGATGAATTTGCTACTTATGGTAATGATGAATCTTTTTCTATTATAAATGATTTTAGTACAAAAACAGTATTTAATTCAAGTATTTTAAAATGGAATAATAAAACAGCTTCTTATATTTGGGACGAATATGATACCAATTTAAGTGATTATGTTTTATATCCAAGTGATCAAGAAGTAATTACAGATTTAGTAAAAGGCAAAGAATTTTTAAAAGTATATCCAGATGAATGGACATTTTCATATAAATGGTACACAAGAACAAATCCAAAATATAAACAAAGCGAACAAACATACGAACAAGATAAAAAAGCAAAAGTAGCCGTATTTCATGGTAAACCAGATCCACACGAAGCTAAACAAAAATGGGTAATAGATAACTGGAAATAATTCGTTTACCCTTCATTAGAACAAAACAAGAACATTATTATATATTAACCATTGACTTTTATATTTCTATATGATATACTAAGCTTATGTATATAATATATAATGAATATGAATATAAAAAACCTTTTAATTTTTATATTTTAGATGAAATAAACCCTAATAAACAATATAAAAAACACTTAGAAAACTACTTCTATTTAAAGTTTATTAATATGAACTCTAAAGACGGTGTAGAAATCTATCAATCTAATAAAGAACTAAAAGTTTGCCAAAGAAAATTAGATTATTGGCGAAAACGTGAAGATTTTGATGAAAAAATATGTTTATTAGATCATCAAGAACTAACTAAAAAATGGTCATCAAAATAAATCATTGATTTTAAACACTTATTTTTTTAAAAACTTGCATTTTTTCCTTGATTTTTACGAAAAAATAGTGTATATTAAGCTATATATAAACAAATAATAAAAAGACTAAATTATGTATAACATTGAACCATCTTTAATAGATAATTCTTTTGAAGATAGAATTATTGATAAAATAGATAACAATAATAAAACTATTTTACAAAAATTAATACATCTTTATAAACAAAAAAATCAATTTAAAATAGATTGTGATAGATCAATATCTATATTAGAAGATAGAATTTTTTTAAATCTTACTTATGAAAAAATAGGTCAAAAAAATAAAGTTACTCGTACTAGAGTACATCAAATTTATTGCAAAATTTTAGATGAATTAAAATTAATTGCAAAAGAAATTAAATATAATAATAACTAAAAGGACTAAATTATGAACGAACAATTAATATTAATAGAAAAATTAAAATTAATACAATTTACTTTAGATTGTGATAATCCCGCAAAGATTAGTTTAGCAAATGAAAAACTAAGTAAATTAATTAATGATTTACAAGAAGAAGCTGATAAAGTAGAATCTGATATAGATGTACAATTACAACTTGAAAATGAAAGTAAGTATGGAAAATAAAAAAATAGATACGTCCCGAATTAATATAAAACGAGATTTTATTACAGAACCTAGTCTTGATAGAGCCATAAAACAAGCTATGTTTGATATCAAAGTTGATATCTATATTAAACAATACGAAGAAAAGATGAAAAAAGAACAGGAGAAAAAAAATGTGTGATAGAACTATAAAAATGAGAAAAGGTGCTTTATTAAATGTAAATTCAGGTACAAGTACAACCGAATATACAATTAAAAATTTAAAACCTAAAAAAAATCGTAAAGTAAAAATTATTGATACTAAAGCTTTTGGAAGACATGCTAACTAAAAAACAAAAATTACAAATATCTTTAACTCAATATCATAAATGGTTAAAAACATTAGGCTTAAAATTGAATAAAAAAGGTAAAGTAATTAGCAGACACAAAGGTTTTGAAATACCATCATATAAAACTAGAGATTCTATACCAACAAGTGATAGAGTAGTAGGTAATACTTTTAAACGTCAATATGCAACACAGTTACCTGCTGGTAAAACAATTGGAATTGCCTACAATAAAGGTGCATATCAAATTGTAGATGCTTCTGATATAACAACTATGGGGAGAAAAATATGATGATAAGTAGAATAGATATAGAAAAAGATAGTCAAAGAAAACGTGAAAGTAAAATAACAGGCTATTATGGTGATGGTAAAGGTAATTTTTATACTTTATATAAAAATAAAAAAAACGATAATACATTAGACAAATTTAATAAAATAAAGAAAAAATGAACTGGTTATACTTTATATTAGGATTTATATTAGGTATCTATTTTGGATGGCGAAATTACGATCCTATTGATCAATATATACAAAAAAAACTAAAAGAACTTGATAACAACAAATAAATCATTGATTTTAAATACTTATTTCTTTTATATAACCCTTGATTTTACTAAAGAAATAGTATATACTAAGCTTACTAACAACAATATAATATAATGATAACTTATGACAAAGACACTCTTTTTAGAGAATTTAAAGATGCAAAAGAAAAAGATATTGCATTATCTAAAAAGAAAAGATTAGAAGATAAAGAAGTTGATATCTATGTAAATAGAATACAATTTTTTAAAGATCATATCAAAAATCAATCAGTACACCCTAGAGTTTATGAAAATTTAGATATAAATTTTAATGAGTTGTTAACTGCGTATGAAAGTGATAACCCTAGAGATTATTTTTATATGTCTGTATTTGGTAAATCTTATGCAGAAAAAAAATATGAAGAAGAACAAGAATTAGATAATGAAAAACTTGCGAATATCTAGTTTAATTTTACTTTTGTTTATTACTACACAGTGTGCTAACAATCGTAGTTACACAGGTGCGGGTTTAGGCGCTGTAACTACGACTGCGGCATGTTTACAAGTAACAAGTAATCCTGTAGTATCTGCTACATGTGCTGTTACTGGTGCATTTATAGGTGCTGATATAATGTATAATTCAGATTATGATGTACATAACGCTGTATTTGTAGATCATTTAAATAAAGGTACCTCATCATCATATACAAATTGGCATAATGAAGCAACAGGTAATTGGGGTAGTGTAAAAACTTATAGTACTTATATGGAAGGGCCGATGAAATGTAAAGATTATGAATCTACTATTGATATTACAAATCAATGGCCTTTAATTGGTATAGGCGGTATAAATCGAAAAGTTGAATTTGGTACTGCCTGTCAATTACCAGATGGTCGATGGATTGAAAAAAATCATGGATAATAAAATAGTTACAAGTTATACTAATAATATACCTGATAATTCTACGGTTGATCAGTTAAAAAAAAGATTATTAGAAATTAAAGAAGAATTAGATTTTTCTAATCCACAAAAATCTTTAGAAGATGAATTATACGAAATTCAAGATACTTTAAAAAAATTAGGTGTAAATTAATGAATATTGATTTAAAATATGAAATTTTAGAATTAGAAAATAGAAAAAAAGAATTATTAGAAATTTTCGATACAGAAGATATAGAATCTTATACTCATTATAAAATTAGAACTGAATTAAAAGAAATAGAAGAAAAACTTAAAAAATTAAATGAAAAATCTTGAAAAACAAACAATTATATTTTTTGTAATTTTATTGATATTAATATTATGTGGAATTATTGGACATTGATTGTAAATTATTTTAAAAAAACATTAGATAAAATAACTGATACTTTAATAGATTATTTAATTGAAAGTGTATTATTAATAAAAGATATTATGATTGCTTTATATGTAGATTACATTAAACCTCAATTACCTAAGATAGCTTTGTTATATTCTTGGCGTAAAGGTAAACTTGTATTTCACTATCGAAAAAACTTTGAAAAGTATTTTATGTATCTATTAATAACATATTTTTTTATTCATATATTAATATCAAAAGTAAATGCAAATGAAACTTTTATATTACCTAAGACTGAAATTACAAAAGAAGAAATACAACATGACAATGCTTTAGTACCTAAAACACAAGATTTATATAATTCTGTAGTAAATAATGATGAACAATATAAAAAAGTAATTCAAAATATTGATAATTTAAACAATAAACAAACCTATGAACTAAGTAGAACTATTAAACCCACTGAAAGTGCTAATCAAAACTGTTATGTTACTGTAACAATTTCACAAGAAAATAATAGTGTAATTAAAAAAGAAAATTTGGAATGTGCCGATGGTAGAAAAGGACTAATAACACCAGGTTATTGGGAACTATTTGCACAATTTTATTATAGAGACGTTGCAACACCAGAATATTGCCGTTTTTATACAAGACCAGATCATGCTTTTAAAACCTTCGGAAAAGTATGTTTAAACAAAGAAGGCGAATGGAGAGTTGTAAACTAATGTTTAAGAACATTATAATTCTTACATTGTTATGGGTATGGCTATTTAATGTGTCTCCTCAACAGTTTTTTGCATATTTGCATAAAGGACTTGACAAAGTACAAGAAATAGTGTATTCTACTAGTAGGAGTGTGAAAAACTAATATATGATGATAAGAACAATACTGGTACTTTTTATAAGTTTTTTATTAGGTGCATGTGCATCTAATCCAGAATTAAATAAAACTTATGAGATTAAGGCAGAACAGGATAACGCATTAACAGTTATTCCTGCTTGGTACGTTAATCAAATCAAACAAAAAGAAGTTTGTGATCTTAATTCAAAAGAATCTCGAGGTACAGACAAAGAATGTTTATTTGGTACAGGTACTGCCGTATCACCTGATTTAAATCTTGCAATTGAAAAAGCAAAGATGTTAGCAAAAGCAGATATTGCCGATGTTATAAAAGGTGAAATGAATAAACAATCTAAACAATTTATTACAGAATTAGGCAAATCTGAAACAAAAACTGTAGTATCACAAGTTGAAGTTACTTTAGTAAATAATATTCAAAATACTCCTGTAAGAGGATATGAAGTATTTGCTGAAGATGTAACATCAACAAAACAAGGTTACTATAGAGCTTGGGTAGGTTTAAAATTACCTTTAGGTGAGTATAATAAAATGTATAACTACAACATAGAAGAAGTAGCAAACTCTTATAATCTTAAACAAAAGGCAGATGCAGCTTATAAAGAGTTACAAGAAAAATCTAATAAAACTGTAATTGTTGAAAATAAGGCTAACTAATGAGTGATATATCTCACGTTTTAGTATATACTAAAAATAATTGTACATATTGTGAAAAGGCTAAGAATTTGTTAAAAAGTCTTGGCCTTGCATACGATGAACTAAAGTATGAAAACTTTAAATCTATTGAAGAATTATATGAAAGTATAGGTAAAAATGTAAGGTCTATGCCACAAATTAAAATAAATGGTGAACTTGTTGGTGGTTATAATCAATTAGTAGAACATCTTACTGATAAAGGTCTTGTTAATTTTCAAGGTAAAATAGTTAGATCAGATAATTAATGACCGATAAAGATAAAGTAATATTATTTCCAAGTGACAGAATAGTAAATAAAGATACTGCAAAACAAAATCCAGTTGCTTCTGAAAAAATTAGAGTAGAACAGACTAAAGATTTTGTTGAAGGCAATGTAGATGAGATTGCATTGAGTATGTTAAGAAAAATGGTAGAAATGGCAATGAAGACTGAAAGACAATCATTTACAAGAGACTTAGCATTAATAGTAGATATATTAAGAGGTATGATTTATAGAGATTTTGATATTGAACACCCTGCACAAAAACTTGTAGATAAAATGGTAACTGTAAGTCCTACAAGATTTGGTCCTCAAGCTTTAATAAATTATAAAGAAGTAATAAACGAAGACCATAAACCTCATAAAGCTTTTAATAAAGATATAAAAGATGAAATTAAATTAACAAATGAAGGTTGGACAGATTTTGATCCAGACTTCGATACACCAGATGATTGGGAAAAATAAATTTATAGAAATTCCTCAAGGAATCGCCTTCGCAGGTCGTAAAATAGTAAAACAAGGAGAAAACATAATGTTAAGTACATTGAAAAGACTAGTTGCAAAAAGAGCAACAACTTCTTCTGCACGTGGCGGAAAAGTATCAAAAACACAAAAAGTACTATCTTACCTTTCAAGTGGTAAATCAGTATCTTGGAAAGATTTAAGAACTAAATTTGATCTTACTTCACCAAGACAGATGATTGATAAGTTAAGAGAAGCAGGTAATATGATTTATATCAATAAATCTGCTGAAGGTACTTCATATAGACTTGGAACACCATCAAAAGCAATTATTGCTGCTGGTATCAAAGCACTATATAAAAATCAATTATTCTCTTACAATAGAGCGTAATTAATTAATAATGCGAGGCGAGAAATATATAACGCTCGCCTCCATTAAACATCAAAAATATATGAATAGTTATCATGCAAGAATAGATAAAATTGATTGGTCTATTCATATAAATGACATATTACAATTAGATTCAATGCAAACTGCATGTAAAAAATATGTCAAAGATATAAAATATATCATTACCAAAGAACAAAAGTTTAAAAATAAATCACCCATATTAATGTTATCAGGAGGAATAGATTCTATGATGTTAGGATCTATTTTAAAAAAATATTTTAATTTAAAAAATTCAATTACGATTGCTTGTGTAAAAGATACAGACGATATTAAAATATCACAAGATAGTGCTAGTAAATTAAATATAGAGAATCAACTTATTTTTGTAACTTTTGAAGAATTATTAGACAATATTTCATTATGTGTTGGTAAAAATATAACCACTGTTTATTCATTAGTTTATTATTTAATGTTTAAATTATGTTTATTAAAGACTAATGTAAAAGGTTATGATTTAGTCCAAGGTGATGGTGCTGATACATTATTGGGTTCTAATAAATCTTTTATGTATAAAGATGCTCCATTTATATCTGAAAAATATAATATAAGTAAAGATTTTGCTAAAACGGCTTGTAAAATAAGAAATTATAAAAAAGTACAAGATCCAAATCTTAATTATGGAAAAGGTGCAAGTCATTTATTTGTAAATATTGCAAAAGAATTAGGTGCAAATCCAATAATGGCATTTAATCAACCAAGTATTTTAAGTTGGGTTAACAAATTATTGTTTTCTTTTTCACGTCCAGATATTAAACTTTTACATAAAGAAGTAATACGTTACTTAGGATATGATGCGTCAAAAGTTAAAAGAACTATAATGCAAAAAGGAACAGGTGTATATGAATTAATGCAACAAAAGTTAACAGATATAACTAAAATCAAAAATCCAAATTCTGCTGTAAAAAAAATAGTTTCAAATACATCAAAACTTCCTATATGACAATTGATAAAATATTAATTGAAATACTAGATAAAACCAGTAAAGATCAAAACGTTGCTGTTTTATTATCAGGCGGAGTAGATAGTAATTCACTTGCTTTTGCCGCAAAAAGATTAAATAAAAATATAAAAGCATATACTTTCAAATTACAAAATACACCAAATTATGATAGTGATAAAGCATCAGAAGTTGCTAAACTGTATAATTTTGAGTGTGAAGTTATAGAGGTTCCTACAAATAATTTAGAACAAGATTTTATTAAACTAGCAAAAGAATATAATTGTATAAAGAAAACTCATTTTGAATGTACATTTCCATTTCTATATGTATATCCAAAGATAAAAGAATATGAGATAATTTCCGGAATTGCTGCTGATGGTCATTATGGAGTTTCTAAGAAAGCGTGTATTCATTACAAATCACCAAAAAGTAAATTTGATGAATTCCGCATAAAATATTTTTCACAAAAGAATCCAGCGGGTTTAATTCAACAACAACTTTTAGCTAAACAATACGGTAAAAAATTTATTGCTCCCTATTTAGAATCAGATATAATTAATTTCTTTCGAAAGTATGATTGGTATGAATTAAATAAGCCATTTCAAAAACATCATGTAGTTACAGCATTTAATGAATTTAAAAATTTTAAATTTAAAAAACATATTAATTTACAGTTGGGTTCAGGAATAAATCATTTATTTGAAACTTTAATACAAAACAAAAATATCAATCTTAAAAATAGAAAAAGAGTTATGGATATATGTAAAGATTGGTCATCTAATAAAGGAATGTTAACAATATGATATTAGTAGACCTAAATCAAGTTTTAATATCTAATCTAATGGCACAGACTAGAGGAAAATCAGATATTAAACCTAATAAAGAAATGGTAAGATATATGGTAATAAATTCTTTGAGAGGTTTAAATTTAAAATTTAAAAATGCATGGGGTGAAATGGTATTGTGTGCAGATGCTGCTAATCCATGGCGTAGAGACATATATCCTAATTATAAACATGCAAGAAGACAAGGTCGTGTAGATTCAGCTACAGATTGGGATAATATTTTTATGGTTATAAATGAAATTAGAGAAGAAATAAAAGAAAATTTTCCTTTTAAAGTTATGCATGTAGAAAAAGCAGAAGCAGATGATCTTATTGCTACGTTAGTTAATCATAAAAAAGATGATATGTTTTTAATTATAAGTGGTGATAAAGACTTTATACAATTACAAATATACCCTTATGTAAAACAATATAGTCCAATATTAAAAAAATATATTGGTGAAGACTTAAACCCTATTACATTTTTACATGAACAAATTATAAAAGGTGATCGATCAGATGGTATACCAAATATACTCAGTCCAGATGACATATTTCTTACAAAAGAAAAGCAAAGACCTATTAATAAAAAAAGACTAGAGGAATGGTCAAAGATTGAGAACATTCCATTAGGAAGCGAAACTAAAAAGTTTTATGATAGAAATAAACAACTAATAGACTTAAATTGCATACCAGAAGATATACAGAAATCTATTATAAATACTTATAACAATTATATAGTACCTAATAGGTCCAAACTATTACCGTACTTTATAAAAAATAAACTTAAATCGTTAATGGAAAACATTGGTGATTTTTAATATTCGAATATTGGAGTAAATAATTATGGCAGAAACAGAACAACCAAGACACCCTCAAATGATGTCTAAAAAAGGTATGATGGCAGCGGCTCGTACGGCTACAAACATCAGACCTTTAGCACACGAAATATTTACGCAAGTAAATAACGCAAAAGATAAACCTAAAAAAATTGAAGTATTAAAAAAATATGATGGTCAAGGATTAAGACAGTTATTAAAAGCGGCCTTTGACCCTAAAATTGTTTGGGATATACCTGAAGGAACACCACCTTTCATAAAAAATGAAGCTCCTGCAGGAACAGAACATACATCATTAATAGATGAAGCACGAAAACTATACATCTTTATAAAAGGTGGAAGTGATATACCTAAAGTTAGAAAAGAAACCCTTTTTATACAAATGTTAGAAGCATTACATCAAGATGATGCAGAAGCATTAATTAGTATAAAAGATAAAAAATTAAATACAGTTTATAAAGGATTAACTGAAAACGTAGTTAAAGAAGCCTTTAACTGGAATGACGATTTTTTACGCAAATAATCAATAAAATAGAGTGTTGTATTTTTGCAACACTCTATAATCTTTTAAATGACAAAATAAGTCATTGATTCTATTATCTTATTTCTTTCAAAATAACCAAAATAACCATTGATTTATTGTTTATTATAGTATATACTAAGCTTAGTTAACAATGATTAGTTATTTAAAAAAAATGATTTTTAGTTTTTTCTTTCTATGTTGCATTTTTTTAAAACTTTTCATTGTTAATGTAAATACTAACAACTATAAAATATAATTATGAAATATATAACAAACATTGATAACTTTGAAGATTATTTGATTGATGATTCTTATTCAGATAATGAAACGTATGATTATTTAAATAATAAATTTAAAAAAATAATAGAAAAAGTTAAAAAGTTTTATACAATAAGAAAAAAACATACTAATCGTGATTTATTTGAAAGAGATTTTTATATCTTTAAAGAAAAAATTGTTAATGATCGTGAATTTTCAGACCTTGCAAAAGAGTTAGAAATATCATCTAATCAAGTTAAAATTAGATTTAAATGTATGTCTATTCGTATAAATGATGCAAAAGAACAATTAAACAGAAAATTTAAATAATTGTA